AATAATAGAGTCGTGATTGAGAAATATAACCTTACAGTGTCATTTATAAGCAAGAATGAGGTTCAGATTGGCTAAAAAAGGATTTACATGCGGGGCTTTTGATCTACTACACGCGGGTCATATATTAATGCTGCAAGAGGCGCGATCATATTGTGACTTCCTTGTTGTAGGGCTTCATTCTGACCCAACCCTAGACCGGCCCTTTAAGAATAAGCCTATCCAATCATTGGAGGAAAGGCGTATACAGCTTGAAGCTGTAAAGTATGTCGATCTTATTATAATCTATGATACTGAGAGTGCGCTGTTGGACTTGCTCTGCGAGATTAAGCCCGATGTTAGGATCATCGGTGCGGATTACCTTAACCGCCGATTTACGGGTGACTTTTTAGGTATTGAGATAAAATTTAATAACAGGGATCACACTTTCTCCTCATCAGAGTTAAGAAAGAGAATCCAACACGCTGAAAACGCAATGACAGAAAAGAAGATTTCCGATGAACAAGATTGATTTAAATGATGGGGGATTTGTCTCACTCGTTGACACTATGGGTAGTGACATCTCAGTGGTCAACTCTGCGCGAGTATCATACGATAGCCGTACGGATTGTATTCGCGAAGGCAAAGATGACCGCTTAATGAAATATCTATGGGATCATCAACACACGTCTCCCTTTAGACACGCGACTCTTCAGTTCCACATTAAAGCTCCGATTTTCGTATTAAGGCAATGGATGAAGCACCAAGTTGGGTGTGCTTGGAATGAACGAAGCGGTCGTTATGTTAAATTTAAGACTGATTGGTGGTCACCCGACCATCTATCCCAAGAGAACGATCAAAAACAGGGCGCAGGATGCCCCCTGAACGACTTTTTAAACATCAAGGCTATAGAGACATTACAAAAGGGTTATGCCGACGCATACAAGGCATATAATGATCTTTTAGAAATGGGCGTAGCTAAAGAAGAAGCGAGAGCGGTTTTACCTGTAGGCATGTTCTCTGAATGTTATTGGACGGCCTCTCTGCAGGCGGTACTTCATTTTCTTACTTTGAGGCTTGACGAGCACACACAAAATACTACAAGATCATACGCACGTGCGGTGTATGAGCTCATACAGCGCCATGAGCAATACGAGTGCGTGCTTGATATTTTTGCCGATGGACTTTCCGAAAACTAGGCTTGAATGTAACACGCACTCATTAAATTAATGGGTTTAATATGTTACAGAGAAAAGTGTTTTCACTTCCTGAAGAGTTTGTGTCTTCATACTCCAACAAGAATGTGCCTTGGGGTCCTCTGGGTTATTTCGTGTATAAGCGAACTTACGCGCGCAAGGTTTTAGGGACTGATCGTACTGAAGAGTGGTTTGAGACTGTTCGTCGTGTCGTAGAAGGAACTTATGCGTTACAGCGCTCTCATTGCGCCACGATGAACTTACATTGGGATAACGACAAGGCGATCAAATCTGCTCAGATCATGTACGATAAGATCTTTAACATGAAGTTCTTACCTCCTGGACGTGGCCTTTGGGCTATGGGAACAGAAATGATCTGGGAAAAGGGATCAGCTGCGCTCAACAACTGCGCTTTTATTAGCACAGATAACATTGAGCAAGACCCTACAGCTCCCTTTACCTTCCTTATGGATATGTCAATGCTTGGCGTAGGCGTAGGCAGTGACACTCTAGGTAAAAACAAGCTAACTGTGCTTGATCCACAAATTGATGAGACTCCATTTGTCGTTCCTGATACTAGAGAAGGATGGGTCTCACTAATCCGAATGGTGATTGGCGCGTACTTTGGCAGAAACGCGCTAAATTCAGTCATTGATTATTCAGAGGTGCGCCCTTTTGGTGCTGAGATTGTTGGCTTTGGAGGTGTAGCGAGTGGCCCTGAGCCATTGGCTACTCTCGTCGATAACATTAAGACTGTGCTTTCATCGCGAATTGGATCACTCCTTACGGGAAGTGATATCGTGGACATACACAATTACATCGGCAAGTGTGTTGTTGCAGGAAATGTTCGTCGTACTGCAGAGATCATGTTTGGTGAGCCCGACGATATAGAGTTCCTTGATTTAAAGACAGACATGGATGCATTAAATGATCGTCGTTGGGCTTCTAACAACAGCGTATTCGCTTATGTTGGGATGCCTTATGACGACATTATTGAGCGTGTTGCCTTAAACGGTGAACCAGGGTTCATCTACTTAGAGAACGCTAAGCGATTTGGCCGTTTAATCGACGGGCCTAAAGAGAGTGATACGCGGGTTAAAGGGACTAACCCTTGCGGAGAGCAATTCTTAGAGTCCTTTGAGCTTTGTAACCTTGTCGAGACTTTTCCTGCGGCGCATGACTCACTAGAAGAATACTTAGAGACGCTTAAATACGCTTATTTGTACGGCAAGAGCGTGACGCTACTCCCAACCCATGATCAGCGCACAAACGCTGTTATGTTGCGAAACAGACGTATTGGCGTAGGGATGAGCGGTATTGTTCAAGCCATATCAAAATTTGGACGTGAGCGCTTCTTGTTTTTTGCTAACGAGGGGTATCGCGCCATTCAGGGGCTTGATAATAAATATAGCGAATGGCTGTGCATTAACCGATCGGTTAAGACAACGACTGTAAAGCCTAGCGGCACTGTTTCGCTCTTAGCGGGCGCTACTCCGGGTATACACTACGACCATTCAGAATATTACATAAGGAACGTGCGTCTATCTACGGAGTCAAAGCTTGTTGATCCTTGTATTGATGCGGGTTATTTGATCGAGCCTTGCAAATATCAACCGAGTACTCTGGTTGTGTCTTTCCCTGTGAAGAGTCAAAACTTTGAGAAATCTAAGAACGACGTTACCGTGATTGATCAGCTATCTCTGATACGCGACTTGCAGACATATTGGTCGGATAACAGCGTGTCATCTACGGTTACTTTCACAAAAGACGAGGTATCCTCTTTATCTGAGGCGTTGCGAATGTACGAGGAGTATCTGAAGAGTGTCTCTTTCTTACCTATTAGCGATCATGGCTATGAACAAGCGCCATATATTGAGATTACTAAGGATAAATACGAGGAGCTTATCGCAAGCGTCTCGCCATTAGATGTGCGAGATGGTCATGAAATTGTTGAGCGTTTCTGTGATGGTGACCGATGCGAGATACCAATTAAAGGCAATTAAATAAATTTGCTAAGAAGTTGGCTATATTGTACTATACTTACATATTCAACGTGACTTAAATAAAACTCACCTTGAATATGCAACGTACAACCTCTTTTACTCATAGGAGTGATAATAAGATGTCTGAAAAATCAGATTCCGGTCAAATCCAATTCCCTACCATACATTTATTGGTGTCTTGGACAGATAATCCTGTAGACGATGACTCTTGGGATACTTCGCACACTCTGCCGTCTCAGGGATTTACCGACGAGAATGCCATTACGTTTGCCGACGATATGGGCGTGGATAAGTGTTGCGCGCTATGGCTCTACGAGGGTCCTCCGTATGTCGTAGGTGTTCATGAGCGTATTCTGTTCAATCCCTTCGTCTCTCAGTATGTGCGTAGAGTTCGCGACGCTAAGGTTATCCCCGACGGGCCTTGTGAGATGCAGAAGATGGAGTTGCTTTCTGAGGCTTTCGCTCGCGGTGGTATGACTGCGTACAATGACCAGCGAGATATATTGAAAAACGGATAGTGTACGACACAGATTCGACCTGTTCATCACAATATATTTGCTAAGAAATTAGATAACCTGTAATATATAATCATCTCTTGCGCATATATATATATATGCGCACTCTTTACCCTATGCTTAAAGGTAAGCAACGATGTATAAAGAAACTAGCGATTTAAATCCTCTCAAATTGCATGCAGAGCGTATGCACAGTCACATTAAGAGCTTCACTCAAGAAGGCGACAAACTCCACAAGATTGTGGGGCATGACTACTTTGAGATCTATACAACCTTGAATTCGGTCATTCAGGTTGACGCGTCTAACGTGTATGACGAGCCACCGCGTAACGAGCCTAACCTTCTTAACGTTGCGGAATACTTCTCTAACTTGCAGATGGTCAAACCCGATTACTTCGACAGCAAGGTATTCTTCAATGGCAAAGGTCTTACGATCCGATATACCGCTAACGGCTATTTTGGAGAGCCCACTATTGGCAAGATCAACGTTGTACGCTTTGGCGCAGACCGCATCGAGTTTCACATCAACATGGATAATCACGATGTTGGAGGCACAGGGCTTCGTAATACCAATGTCGAGGGCAACAATGTTCGCATTAAATGGGATTACGGCAGTCCTATATATAGTGACCTCGCGTCTGATTATGTACAGTATTCAATCAATCCTAATGAGTGTTGGCAAGAACATGAGGGCGTAACAAGCGCCGGACACCTCGTTGAGCTGATCCGAGATATGTTTGTTCGCTACGTGACTCTCAGACGCTACCAACACGAACTTAGGGTGCTCAATACAGAGACACCATGTCGCTACATCACGGTTAATTGGGACCTTGACGAAGACGATCACTCAGATCTTGTAGAGAACGCTGTTAATCTTCCATCTGTCGTTAAGCTACTTGACGATGAGAACTACGTAACCGATGCAGACGAAATCGTCGACCGCCTCTCAGAAGAATATGGCTACTGTATCTACGGCCTTTCCGCATTTATATAGGACTATTGACATGACTAAGATATTTTCGCGCGCTGAAGAAATCGCTAACCGCTACCACAGGGCCACTATTGGCCACATCTCTGACTATTGTGGCCGATCTGGAGTTAAGGGAAAAGCCTTACGCATCACTGTTCCTCGCATTGACAGCTCAAGGTTTAAGCATAAGAGCTTACAGCACCCGCTGCTCACGGAGCTACGAGAATGTTATCCTCGCGATCAGCTTCATCACGGCTGTCTTCGCGTAAAGATCGACGACGAGAGCTTGACCTACTTATCCTATAAGACCTTTATTCTACACCTTTCCTCTTAGGAGATACCCATGGATCACGAGTTTAACCTTCCCGCACACCACATTGAGCTGTTAACGCTCATTAAAACTCACGGAAAAGCGCCGGAGCTCTTTGAAATCCCTTATGGGAACAATGCTTTCGACCTTCTGATAGCGCTACGAGAAAATCTTAAGCGACATGGCTGGCCCCGCCCCGCGAGAGATCGCGCGATAGACCTATGCATGACAGGCGACTACGAGAATCTTAAGATGTTCGTAAAAGCTTGCCTCGACTAGACTTATATAAAACTACCTCTGAACCCGTATGGAGTCACCATGAACATTCCGATTAGGTTATTCTCTCTCACGACTACTCAGCCTTATGTACACTTTAGGCTCGCTAAGAGCACCCTGTCCGTATCAGATGGAGATATTGTCTTTAGCGAACTAACAGGGAGTAGCTATCCCGACTTTCAGATCACTATAACGGCCACTGATTATAAAGATATTAAAAAGAAGATCCACGATCTGTCACTAACTGAGATGTTTCTAAGAAATATTGATGACGATGAGATGACCCTTGTTAGCGGCGCTCACTTTTTCACGATTGGAATCACTAAGGCAGTCTCTGAATGGGGTGTCGCCTTGCCTGGACTACGTAGCCTTAAATCTGGGATCAACTTTATAGGCATACAACAGGCGAAAGAGTGTGCGGGCTATATGAGTAATGACCCTCACAGAGAGATGCTGTGTGGCGTTAAGGTTGGCAACGGGTTCATGTACGCCACCAATGGGTACTCCTTGTTTAAAACGCCAATCTCTTTGGATCATGAGCTTTCATTCTTTCTTAATTCTCGGCAAGTAAAATGCCTATCTCGGATGTCCCGCGCTCTGTTCCTAGACTTAGATGGTCACTGCTACATCTCTGATTTCAAGACTACGATCATCATAGACAAGAACAGCAACGACGTATTAGCCTTCCCAGAGGTAGATCATATCATCAATCAACATAGCGAGGACAAAGAGCATAAGATTGGGAAGACTATACGCGGGATATTGACTAAGGCAGCTAAAAGCAACGTAAGGGTTCATTTAGAGCTCAAAGACCAGCAATACACGATTACTGTTGATGACGAGAAGGTGTTCCGCTTTAAATCTAACCATTCAGAGTCCTTCTCCTTTAAGACAGACATGAAATACATCTCAACAGATCACGCTGAGCGAATCACTCACGTTTGTCCACTGACAAGCAAGGGAGAACTAGGCCAAACTTCACTGTTTAGATTGACTAACGACAGAACCATTGTCGTCGCTACTTACCGATAATATATATTTGCTAAGAAAACGGCTTTTTGTTATTATATGTGTATTGAATGTATGACGATGTGATCACAAATCGCCTCGTCTTCACTCCCCATACTCCCCCTATTCTCAAAGGAGATCGTACTATGTGTACACGAGATATTTATCCGCTCTATTCTTTCGTTAACGTTCAAGATGTTAGCTTCGCACAAGGAATTCATGTTGTGATTGGCTATTCACCACGCAGATCTCAACCGGACACCGTAGATCTCATTCTTTGGAACACAGACGAAAGCGACATGCAAAGCCCGCTCGTCATCTGCACAAGTCATGTCACTCGCGCGCCTGTTGGCACTAGCGTTACTATTCGCCACTCACGCTTTCAAAGTGAGTGTGACATTAACTCGTTCAATCACGAATTACAGAAGAACGTTGAAGGGCGCACTGTGACTTACAACGGAGAGGAGCTTACTGTAAGACACGCGACCCTTATTGGGTTTGTTCCTTATGTTGATAAAAACGGGAACATCGTGACCTCTTCGGATCATTGGAAACAGATTCATCGTGTCGTGTTCACCAACTTCTACACGGGATATATGGACTTCCGAGATCTCACTAACGCACCCTTTTAAGACCAAACCCCCATACACTCCACACCTTATAGGATTAATCATGTTTGACCTCATCATGGAAGCCGATTTACAAAACGGCGAAAAGATATCAACTCCCGACATTACATCTAACAAGCCAAAAGTAGTCCGCGTCACTTACAAGCAGATTCCAATTCGCGTTAAGATCTCTAAGAATGGCGCTATTGGATGTCGTGACACCAATGAATGTTTCCTTAAGGCATTCTTCCCTAGACACTTTGATGATTACCTCTCAAACCAAGACGCGCTTCGACCTGTTGTATCAGAGCTACGCATACGCATGGAGCTACGTTCATTCTTAATGGACAGCGCCCTTGCTAATCCACAAGAGATCATCGCGTACTTACGTGAAGAGGACAAATAATGGCTCGTCATTTACTTTATTGCGGAACTTGTGACCTACCTTTTATAACTGAGTATGCGGGTTCATCATCATGCCTCCCTTGTTGGAAAACTGATCAGGACTATGACTTATCTAAGGCAGACAAAGCGCACATCATGTTGCAAGAGAGACTGAAGCAAGAGCTTGACCGACCTGCTCCGCGAAGAGAGCGCACTAGCAGCGCCAAAGGCTTGACCAAAAAGAACATCAAGCGCCTTATTAGGCTATGCCACCCTGATAAGCACGATAACAGCACCTTAAGTACAGAGATGACTAAGATTCTCAATGATATGCGCGAATAGCCCTTATTAGTGCCTTTAATACCCCTCTTTTAGACCCTTTAGTACCCCCTGAAGGCCACCACGTGATAATCGCGGGTATACTTAAAAAGTCTCTGAAAACTCAGCAATAGCCCAAATAAGGCACAAACTTGACTCGCTTTCTAGCTTAATGGAGTTATATAAAACTATGTCTGAACCTGTAATAGAAACGCCCAATTTAGACCAATTATTCGACGAGATTCTCTCTATTTCTGCCTTCGAAGAGGCCCATATTGCCCTTTATGGAGGGCTATCTATACGCGAGGCAGACGACTCAATTCTTAGCCCATATGAAGGAGATCTCATAGAACTACGAGGCAGATCTTCCTACCAATTCCTCCCAGAGAGTAAGACATGGCACATCAAAATAGAGGCTCCTTTGGTAGACAATCTACCGGAGGTTGAGGAGGCCCCCGCCCCCATTCCTTCGCGGATTAAGCGCTCCCCCTCCCCCCACGACAGAGGGCTAATGTACCACAACAAGATAGCGCTAATGACCATCGCGCTTCAAGCAACAAGCGCCTACCATAACACTAGAGAGATGTACGTAGCGTTGAGCAAAAGCAGGCTAAATCGCGCCCCCGACTCCCCCCTTATTAAGAAGTGCATAGTAAAGAACCACTACTCCCCCCTACTGTGTGTATATATGGCTCTTAGACCACAGACAGGCAGTGATTGTACACTGACTAAAGTGATGGCACTGTCTTTCATGAAGCTATTAAAAAACGATCTCTTAGGGTCACACCTGTCCGATGTCCAAGAAATCGTCACAAAACGGGGGCAGAACCTATCATATAGACGGATATTTAAAAGACCTGCGAGTTATTTTGCAGATGGTTCGCCTGTTGAGGCTACCTCTGAGGCATAGATTTGTATTTACCCCCTAGAAAACGGACACTAGAACCTATCATAAGAGGTATTTATAATGGTCACAGCTTTTGTAGCCCAATGATTACAGGGGTTTACGCGACCTAGAGGCTCACAAGAGAAAGTTATGGAGTCTGGAGTCTAAGGAAAAGTTTGTATTTACCCCCTATAGAAAGCACACCCGCAGAGAAAGTTTGTATCTCACGGGGGGGAAAAGCACACCTAGAGAGTGGTATATTAGGCGTGGATTTGTGGTTATCGTCTACCTGATGAGCCTCAAGGAAAAGTTCTAAGAGGTAAACGGGCTTGGTTCTTATGAGTGAGGGCGTTGACTGAGTGAAGTGATCTTCAATCAAAGGTTAAGCATGTCAAATGAGGTAATTCAGCGCCTGAAATGAGTGAGCGCAGACTTTCCTAAAACTACCCTTGAACCTGTATGCGGATAAGTGGATATAGCTCACAATTTAGGTGTTTGAAAAGCCTCGCATACGGGTTTTCATACTGATATGCGAGCGTTATATAAAGGGCAAAAAAACAAATTCGCGAGGAAATGCAAAGAACTATTGAAACCTGTAACGAGATATGATATACTATGTATGTGATGTGAACCGACGACGACCCGTTGGTGCGCCCCTCACAACCCCCGAAATCTCAAAGGAGATACTGAATGTCAAATGAGTACAATGACACCCCAACTTTCTCGGACCGTGTGCGACGGTTCCCGAACAAAACTTTGCGCGAGGCGATCTTCGAGGTACGCATCGAGAAGCTTAACGAGTTGCTTGCTGAGCTGATCGCTGATGGAGAGAAACCCTCAGAAGCCAAACAATACTGCGCGAAGAAGCTTAAGGGTATTCCTAATATCACAACGAGCGTACCGAATAAGAGAAACCCCGCACGACGAGGAATCCGTTCCCCTAGAGAGCTTACTGAGATCCTCGATCTTAAGGTCATGCAATGCGAGGTAGACCGCCCCCGATCACCCGCAGGCTTTATATTTACAGTGTCGTATCTTGGATCTATGCGTAACTATCATATAAGTCATTCGATACTTGGCAAACTCAATCACCTTGATGAGCGGCCTGCATTCATGGACGCATCTGCTGAGAGCAAACGCTCTGTAGAGCGTCAAATGACTCCCCGAAAGTACACGCACCACACAGAGGATCAACGTCGTATTAAAACGGACGGAACTACGGGCTCTCGCATGAGGTTTGAACGCAACCTCCATACTAGGGTTGACGTGTTCTCTAATGAGCATTCACCCTTACGCAATAGAGACGACGACTAAACGTGAGAGCGGTAATTCAATGCCTCCCCCTTGAGGGGCGTGATGTTATCCCTAGACTGCTTGGTGATTTCGCTGTGACTCATCAGCCTTCTTGGGCGAACAACCACATCTTGGTCGCTACTACCCCAGAGGACAAGCTTCTGATGTACGTAGCAAAACGCAACCTTAGCCTTAGCGCGCCATCTCAGGCGCTATTCAAGCTCCGATCTTCGCGAGGCGATCTTACCCTAGCGGTAACCCACACTGTCACAATGGTGACACTGCATATTCATAAGGACTAAACGTCATGGACATCCTAACAGACCTCATCTTGCTCCCTCTAGTGCTTGCGCTTGCTGTGATTGAGTCATTCCCCCTCTTGACTGTAGCGGGTATCGTCGTGTATTACGGAGTGTAAATAAACTCATTACAGATTCAAAATAAACTTGCTAAGATAAATAGATCCTGCTATTATGTATATGTGAACCGCACCGACACACTGTCATAAGCGCTTCATTCACAACCCCCTGATTGACTAAGGAGTCAACATTATGTCTACAAAGACAACTACTGCCGAAGAAACTATTGCCCCGATTGCGACAGCAACGCCTACAAACGAAGGCGCGTTCAGCATCGCTGACTTGGCCGCGCCTGTATTCTCTGAGGAGCTTGCTAACGAGAGCCTGTGTATCGACAACGAGGCTGATGTTCCGGCACTGCCCCCTGTGCTCGCACAGCTCCCGAATGTAAAACATGGAGCATTTGATGCGCTGAATGGCAACCCAACGTTTACTGCGCTCAAGAAGCTCTGTGCGGTGGCAACCAACAAGAACGAACCGCAGACGATTGTGACTTCGATTGGCAAGATTGATTTCAATCGTGGCGCTTCTCGCTCTGATCTTTCGTGGAGCCTTACCGACTTCCGCACTAAGAAGAACCCGACACAGGCTCGGCTTAAGAACATTGAGATCCTCAAAGCGGTTGCTGTGCCGGGCCTCTCGATCAAGCAGCTGAAGGACTCATCATCCCGCAATCTCGTCAAGGGTCAAGGACAACTCATGAGTCACATCACGACGCTCGCGCTTCTTCGGAGCACATCATCGTGGCACTCATTTACAACCGTCGAGCAGGCTCACTACTTTAATCGGGCGCACACCAACGCTGATGCGGTGATCTGCTACCCATTTGGAACTTCGCTTGAAGGTGTTTGTCTCGCTACAGCGATGACGATCGCAGGCGGCTCCAATCTCTTCACAGTGTCAATCTACAATGGGTTCGCTACCGCGCTTGATCTTGGGCTGATCACGCTCCCCGAAGGCATCCTCGCTGAAGACGCTCCGCAACCCTCAGTGTGGAAGATCCCTGTCGTCAAGAACCCATTCGCAACGCTGACTATGGAGGCGTAGGGTTTATGACTGCAACGAGAAAATACGAGCCTATCCTGATGTATGGGCGGTTCTTAAGCATCCTCGATACTGCGGAGCTGTTTACGTTTGCTTGTAGCAGTTGCCACTCACAAAGGGTTAACAACCCTAGTGGCAAAATCTACCCCAACTGTAGCAAGTGTCGGGTACATAATCTTCGCGCAGGCTTACCCCCTCTGAAGAGTATGTTCGATGAATATGGACGCCCCAACTCGCTCAACGAGCAATTCACGATGGACTTCGTGATGCGGGTCGTGACCCACCGCTTTGAGCAGATCTGCGCGTCCTATACGGATGATGATATACAAGACGCTCTCGCCACCGCACTAGGGCGCTTCGTGTCCGAAAATAGCCTCCCCCGACCTACACCAACGGTGAATGTTTAAGATCCTCCCTATGGTGGTTATCACTCTCCTACTAGGATGCACCGCCCCCTATGACCAAGAGTGTTGTCTGCGCCTGAGAGGGCTCACACAGTTTCAACGTTCTTATGCGATCAGGACAAATAAACTGGTTAAGTTTAAACGGGTCAACCCTAGAGAGATTCGACATTTCTGCAGAGCGACCCCGCCTCTTCAGGTATGCGCTGTAGTAGAACTCGCTGAGCATTATGCACCGGACGGCCTACCACGCCCTCTAGGTACGTTGTCCAACGGGTTCTACAACAAAGTATGGAGTTTACGATGTGGCTACAAGACGTTAAGGGCTAAGACGCCATATACGCTTAAGTGCCCATCGGTTCAGCCTATCATAGTGGATTGACGAGACGCGCAGAGTTTGGCAAGCTTTGCGCGGTTTGTTCGGCCGAGACATATGACAGCATAAGCAAAGCAAGCCACCGCGCGGAAAGGCTAACCACTAAGAGTAGTGATTTTTTGTGAGCGGAGCATCAAGCAAAAGTTAAGCTAAAGCGCGCGGGAAAGTGACTGTAAAAGGTACAAGAGAAAGTTTAAACTTGATTTGACCAAAAGGAGGTTAAGCAAAAGTTCTTGTTAAAAGGTCACAAGGAGGTTAAGTAAAAGTTCGAAAATCAAGTTAATGCGGAGCTATCCGCAAGTGATGCAAGACGTTGACGCAAGTACCGCAAGACGTTTGTGCAAGTGATACAAGACGTTGACGCAAGTGATGCAAGTCATGCTGTCGAGTCATGCAAGTCATGCTGATTCGCCACTCTGGTGCGTTACACATTCAACCATACTTTTCTAAAACTTTTACTTGACACGTCGCTCTCCGTGATATATAACGTTATTATGTTATTGTGTTACTGTTGATTCGCTGTTGAATCATCAAACATTTGCCCCCTGAAACGTTGGAGATACAACGCTATGTTTACGCCTTCATTTACGCCTCAAATGTCTGCTATCGCTAAATCAACTGAATACCTGTTGACGCGCCCTAACAATCCGTTTTATGCAAACACTGTTTTCTCTCTGTTCAACCACCTTCAAAACGATGATAACGCGCGTACACCCTACGAAATCTACACCGCGCTACACACTCATATGATGCGTCTCTGCGGTACCTCATACACTGAAACTCCTGATCTTAACGCCTCTATCCTCTGCACTGCTCTGATCGAACTCTTACATACTCATGAATTTTCCGACCTCGACAAACGACACGTGAACCGCCTCTCTGATAATGCCACCTTGCTTGACCTTGTGTTTTATCATGACTTCGTGATGATTGAACACTCACCACACTTTAATGAATTTATGCATTGTGTACGCTATGTCAATAAACATATCCCGATCTCAAAACGTATAAATGATATTAATGCAATTATGAACACGCTCTCATATGCTGACTACGTTGACATCTCTTTTACTGATCACCGCGTTATTGCTTACTACATGAACGCATATGCTAACCGATATAAATTATCTCTCGCAACCTTCATTGACGCTCTGTTCACTTTCTACTCTGCATCTAACTTCGCGTCCAATGCATCCCATGTTATCGCGTTTAATGACATGACTGCATACAATGACTTTGTGGATCTGTACCGATTCGTCACACATCACGATATCGAAATTAACGACAACACCATACCCTTTGTTATTGACTCGTTCACCGCGTTAACATGCGCTCAAATGTCTTCGACCTGACACGCCTTGAATCGCCTGTGATTGATTAAACGCGCCCCCACTATGTCCTGATACCTAAATCAAACATACGCGTCTTACAATTCAATCTACGTATTGATACTCCCCCCGCGTCACCGCTCACATTTATATAAACCCGCGCCCCTCACCGCCCCAACCTAAACGCGCATACCTTCCCCCTAGAGCCACCGCCCTAGAGCCGCCCCTCATAAGACAAGTAAGTCAAGTACCGCGCAAAAGTATATCAAGACGAATGAATGCAGAGGACTAAGTAAGATGCATTGCTTAAGTTAATAAAGAAGCTGTCGTCAATTCAACAAGTAAAGTATTCCAAGAAGCAAAGAGAATTCATGTAAGTCATCTGGAGCTGCGTTGATTTTTATCAAGCCATGTCCGCGCGACCACCTAGCCCTGTGAACGAAGACGAAAAGAGCTGTGACCATTCATAAAGAGCTCGCGCAAAAGTAATAAAGAGCTTATCGAAAGAGCCGCAAGAGCTATCATACAGGTCGCTGAGTAAAGTAATCCCCCTGAGACGAATAAGTAAACTATAAAAGTATTGTAAGTAAAGTACTGTGATCAAGATCATTAAGAGAAGTGATACGAGGTTAATAAGTAATTATCGTGCGGAGAAGTGTCTATGGCTATTGTCACGGAAGTTGAGGAAAAGTTTTAAGCAAAAGTAACTCACGCGAGTGACGTACTACTGATGCTTCCCCACTGCGCCCCTAGTTACTTGCTTCACTTAGGCAGTGCTACAAAAAGAAGGCTTTACTAATACTGCGGTGTTAAAGAGAAAGTTTCGGAACGGCTTTTCCTAAGAGAAAGTTACGCGCGCTTCGCGCTTGCGAGGCTACACGCACCCCTGCCTACACGCACCTACACGCGCCTACACCCGCCCATATGCATCTGCAACTCACTTGCATCTGCAACTCACTTGCATCTGCTGTTCACTTGAACCGAACGATGAACCTTGTACAAACCTCCAACCTTGTACAACGTTGTACAACCTTTTCAACCCTGTACAACCACGCCCCGACCTTGTACAACGTCCACCGGCGGACACCGTTATGTTTCACGTGAAACGTTCCACGACCCTGTGACGCGTTCAAAAATTTTTTTTATTTTTTTTCGCGCCCAAAACCTCAACGAAATCATACACTTACGCCCGACGTTACACATTCAATGTGACTTTTCTAAAACTTTCTCTTGACACCACCGCGCCCCCCGTATATATTGATATTGTGATCGTCGCTGTGACGCTTCACACCACACCCCTTGACTCCAACGGGAGACACCGATATGACCTTTTCACTCGCTGACCTTGCCAACGCGATCCCTACCAAATCAACCACACGCGCTACCAAAACGCCCCACGTGATCAATGTCGAAATTGACCTTGAAACCCTCGCTGATTCACCCCTCATCGCTTGCCCCAACCTCGCTCCTGTCTTCGCTAACCCGCGTCATGCCTACGACATCATCAAGGGTAACGATGCACCGCTCACAATCACCCCTAACGTCTCGCTCGCAATCGCACCTAAACACGCGACCTTGACCCTCACCTCCACCTCCAACACATCACCAAAACTTGACGACATCGTGATGCCACGTGTTCTCACGAACCTTGCTCAATGCAACGTCTCATCACGTCGCCACCCACGCCACCAAATGAACCAACTCGTGTCGTTGTGTACCATCGCGCGCCTCGTTGCCTGTTTCGCTACATACCTTCGACCGCGTGACGTGACGATCTCACGAACACAGGGTAACGATGTCCTGTACGCGCACACTGCACATTCTCCGACTGCTCTCGCTCATGCTGTTGCCTGTGTTGTGTGCGCGTCCTGTGATGATCACACCGCATACACGCACGCCTTCAACGCTGTTCACAACGCCTTGACGCGCACCACCGACACCGACGCGCTTCCTCATGACTACCCCGCGACCCTCGTCAACGCGCTTGCTACGCTCTGCCCCTGATCCTCACCTCGCGCTGATCTGATCCCCCGTGCGCTCCGTGTCCACACCACGAACCGCACAACACACACGCGCTCATGCGCGTGTTCTCGTTTGCACCCCCACCACCTGGAGCAACGTTGCGCCTTGATCCGCCCCCCCGCGACCGCGCACTACCCATGCCTCGCGTGTGATGCTTGAATCTTGACCGCCCCCGCTGTGACTCGACCCCGCTCACCTCTGCGCTGCTCATCACTCACGCGTCTCACAATGCCTCTTAAACGCTTCGTATCGTCTCACCTATACGCTGACACACCTTGACCCTCTAACGTTGCCTGTGATCGATCCTCGCAATGATCACGCCTCACTCACCACCGCCTCCCGACCACGCCCCGCCTTCCTAGTTGGTATCGTTACTACCTCGCGACCATGACGCGCTCCCTATGTTTCACGTGAAACGTCTGCGCCTCGCGTTGACCCCGTGCAACCTTGTACAACCGACCCGACCTTGACCCGCGCCCAACGTTGTACAACGCTGTACAACGTCGCGCTGTGTTCAACGTTGTACAACGTTGAACGCGCCTGAGCGTTCTGTTTAACCGAACGACCGAAAAACCGAAAAAAATCATTTTTTCCCGTTTTTCCGAAAAAAAAAATTTTCGCGAAATTTGCGAAAAAAACCCGACTTCTCGGCCGTCCGAAACGTGACACCCTTTACGACAGAATGAAAAATGAAAGTGTCGGACAAAAAAGTTTTAGAAAACTACGGTAGAACCGAACTAGAATGATGATGATACCAAGAATAACCTTTGCAAAACTGAGGTTTATTTGCTAAACTAGCTATTGATAGTAATCTACGGAAATTAAAAATTCGGTGATCATTAAAAAGATAGGGCAAGAGACATGGCAAGAATCTACTATTTAAAGACAAAGACAGAAGACAGTGATGGAGACATAACGGGTGATATGTGGGGTCACTCTAAGATGCAATTAATCGCGTTTGCAGAAGACTTACTAAGAGAAGGACTCGCTAAGAGCTGTAAGGTTTACGAGATGACCTTTAACCATGAGGGTTCACCGCGACACTTGTTGGTGAGTGTTCTGAACAAGGACATAAAGCCTGAATCTGTAATGATATGGAAGTCTTCATCTGACTGCTACGAGGCTTTGATTCAGAGAGAAAATAACAATGATTGACCTAAGATTTTTCGCACTGGGCGCACCGAGAGGAAAACAGCGTCCACGCATGGCGCGCAGAGGCCGAAGAACGATCACGTACACACCTACTGAGACTTTAGAATATGAGCGTAAGATACGAGAGGCTTTTCTGTTATCCGCGATACACGATCAGCTCCCGTTGATCGGGCCGCTTTGGGTGGATCTGGTAGCAATCTTCCCGCGTACTAAGGCTTTATCCTTCTGTTATAAGAACGGTACATACAAGCACAGCACCTCACGCATATTACACGCGGTTAAACCCGACGAAGACAACATACGCAAATGTGTCCTAGATGGGATTGGAGACTACATAGAGGGTGGCGATTCAAGGGTTGTCGGAGGCACAACACTCAAGGTCTACTGTTCAATCGACGAGAGCCCTGGAACGCTCGTCCGTATCCGGCAATTCAAGGATCTTTCTGAGATCAACGCCATTTATGATTGGGGCTGGGCGTCCAATCGGTAACGTGTTGATTTCTTTTTTCATCATACGGGATGAGCCATTTAAATGCTTTAACGTCTTAAGTACACGGGCTCTCATCTTCTCATTAGCGATGCGCGCCTGTATCTGTTTATCTTTAAGGGCTTGAACAAGATCCTGTTGCTGTAATGACTGCGCTCTCAGCATCGTAAGATCTTTATTCAATCTATTAATCGCCTGTTTCTTTGCGGCTATGGTGTGATTACTGTGCATGAGATAACAACTAAGGCTAAGCAGTAATATAAACGTGCTGAATACAATAAGACGGCTCATTATTGACTCCCTGTAAAGAGCCTTGTGTTTAGGGCTCTAATATCAGTGCGGGTTTCCTCCATACGCTTGTCGATCCTGTCAAGGGTCACTGTGATCGACCCTAGCGTTACGGCATTCGCGGTGGTTGTTTTACTGAGCGCTTTGATATCTTCGGCTGCGGAATCAACTGCGTTTTGTGTGTTATCTAGGCGTGCCTTTAAGACCGCGACATCATTACTAATGGTATTGATCCACAACAACGCGGGTGCTAAGCCTGCGGCGCATAATTTCCAAATAAGATCTGTTTTTACACCTGAAGGGACAGGATTTTCCATGAAGACACTCCTAAGCGTTGGCATTATTTCCGCTAATTTTAGCACATTAAATGTATTGTGCAAACCTCGCGATAATATTTGCTAAGATTATCGGTATAACGTATGATAAATACGTTAAATGATGTGATTATCACACCCCCCGACGAAATGGAGACACAATGTCTGATGAATCCCGACCATCGTCCTGTAAGAAGACGATTTATTTCCCAAGCGCGATGCTTGAAGAAATCATGCAAGAATGTACACGCCTAGAGCGGAGCTTCTCTTGGGTAATGCAGAGAGCATGGCGCTTTTCCAAGCAATCAATCCAAGACATGCCCGGATTAAATGATATAGAAGGCATAGAAGAACCGCCCACTGAGGAAAAAATTAATGCTGACGCTCGCTAAGCTTTGTACTTTTGTGGCGTTACAGACTTTTTCTGCCCACACTCCGACGTATACGCCTTTGAGTTCTATGTCCATCTCTTACCAAAATAAGTGGAAGAGAAAATACATGAAGCCCAAGATCGACGAATGCAAGAAACTGCTTATGCTAGCAAAAGATCTACCAGGGCTACATGTAGACAAGAAGCTAAGACTAAAGCGTCATGAATATCTTTGGGTTCTCGCGACGGCTGTCGTCGAAAGCGCATTAGACGATAATGTCGTATCTTCGCGCAAGGCGAGGAGCTCTATGCAGACATACCGCAAGTATTCGCCATGTGTGCGATGTGATTTACGGGTAGCGGGTATTTACCACGCTGTACGTTATCTAAGAGAGCATGGCGCGTGTTCAGCAGCGGCCAAATATAACGCTGGGCCTAGAGGTTCTTGTATGGGTGTTGGCAGTGGCTATGCTGTAAAAGTGCTTAATGTGTATGAGCGCATATGCGAAGAAGACGGCACAAAATGCCCGATTGATTGGGGTTGCTAAATGAAGATTGATGATTACCAAGATTTTACTGAGACTACGGCTATTTACCCGAAGGACACCGCGCTCGCTTACCTCGCTCTAGGGCTTGCCTCTGAAACGGGTGAGGTTTGCGATAAGCTTAAGAAGCATATTCGCGACTCAACAGAAGATGAGCTATCACGATCACAAGCAATAGAGTTGGCTAAAGAGCTAGGCGATGTTCTTTGGTATGTGGCTAGAATCGCTCAAGAATTAGACATGTCTTTATCGCAGGTCATCTTAATGAACTACAACAAGCTAACTAGCCGTAAGGCTAATAACACTATAAAGGGTAGCGGAGATAACCGCTAAAAGTTTTAGAAAACTAGGGTAGAACTTGATATGGAAACAAAACGAATAATTTCAAGAAAAGACATGCTCGAGCTTGCAGACAAGGCTTTTAAATTTTGTCTCGTCGCAAGCGGTGTAGAGCTTTACCCTTATCAAAAAGAGTTTGGCTTACGGATCTGTCAATCTGTTCTACTTGAGGATGCTGATGAGATCACCGCGTTGTTCTCTCGCCAGAGCGGTAAGACTGAAACTGTATCATGTGTTGTACCAAGCCTATGCGTATTACTCCCTACGTTAGCGCAAGATCCCGCTCTTTCGGAAGACTCTCGCATCTCTAAATTTAAAGGCGGCTTTTGGTGTGGCATCTTTGCGCCTAATTACGAGTTAGCGGGTATTATGCACTCTCGCATGGCGGCTCGTCTCGCGAGTTCTGCGATGCAAGAGGTATTGCAAGATCCTGATATTGACATACAGCTCAACTCAGGGCGCAAGATCCTCCAACTTCCGAATGGTAGCCGTGTTGATTCTAATAGCGCGGGACCACATACCGCCATAGAGGGTAAAACTTACCACTTACTGATATGTGAAGAGACACAAGACATAGCAGACTATAAGATACGCAAGAGTATTCACCCTATGGGCGCGGCTACTTCTGCAACAATCATTAAGATTGGAACTCCCGCGCCTAGAGTATGTGACTTCTACGAGGCTTGTGAACGTAACCGAACACGTAGCCTAGAGGCGGGCCAAAACTCGCTTAAGACTCACTTTGAGTATGACTATACTGTAGCGCAACAATATAACCCGCGTTATGAGCAATACATTGTTAAAGAGATCCAACGTCTTGGCTACGAGAGTGATGACTTTCGTATGTCCTATAGACTGCATTGGATATTAGAGCGTGGTTTATTTATTACTCCTGAACTACTTAAAGAGTGCGGAGTTAGCACTCGCGAAACTCTCCGCTCTGAGAGTGGCGATTCGACGTTCGCGCTATCAGCGGGATTATCGAATGTAGATAGATCGACTGATAATCTAATAGCGTCAATTGATATTGGTCGACACAGCGACTCTACGGTGGTGACTGTCGCTAAGGTTTGGTGGGAGAATCCGTCTAAGCAGGCGGGTGAACAGCGATTTCATACACATATTCTTAATTGGCTAGAGCTTCAAGGCGACGACCATGAGAGGCAATACCCACAGATCTTACAGTTTTTATCGAACTATAATTTAGGATCTATTGTTGTTGACGCTACGGGTAGAGGTGATCCAATTTACGACCGCATTAACGCAGACTTGGAAGACATCGAGGTATGGCCGTTTATCTTTACTCAGAAATCAAAGCATGAGGGTTATACTGTTCTATATCAGGAGATTTTTGCCAAGCGGATCACATACCCTTCATCTCCAGGAGCACAAAAGAGCTCAAAATGGAGAAAGTTTGTAAGACAAACCACGACATTGGAGAAAAATTGGAAGGGCAAATATATGTCTGTAGAGGCCCCTTCTCAAAAGGGCAAGGGAGCAAAGGCTCTTGATAAGCCTCACGATGATTACCCTGATAGCCTAATGATGTTATGTTGGCTGATACACCGAAAGAGTTGGAGCATAGACTATGGAGAATCCCTCACACGAAAATCAGACATGCTCTACGACCGAGCAAGAGACAGACGATCGGGACTTACATCAAACGCCCGTTCTAGCCGGAATAGATGGTGATGTAGAGTTATCTATTGATGTCATCGCGCATGAGGCGGGTATTGATCCTAAGTTGGTACGTAGATATTTATATCGCGGAGTGTTAGGTTCAACTAAGGCATCAGATGTCCGAGATTGGCTTAATCATCATCAACCTAATCTTGTTTGTCGCGGCTCTCGGATTGACAGAGGTCGCGTCTTTAATAAATGGAGAAACTAAATGGCAGTTATTGACAGCACCCCCTTTGGTAAGGCCGACTCCTTAACCCATCAGATGTTATTGGGTTTTCGCGAGAAGCACGCCTATCGTCTTAAGAGATATGACGAATACACAAAATTTTATCGAGGAGCGCATTGGGCTCGGACAAGATCACCTGATGATCACTTTGTGACTATGAATTATTGTAGCCGTATTGTAGACATTCACGCTGATTTCTTAATGAAGGATGGGTTTAGTGTTGTCATTCCCGACGACCCTGAATCTCCGGAGTTTGAGCCTGAGACTTTAAACTTCTTGAGCAAGGCGTTGGATCGCGTATGGCATTTAAACGAGAAGAATGATCTTGCTCTCAATATGGGGCAAATGGCAGGCGTCACCGGCGATTGTTTTGTCCGTGTATCCCTTAAAGAAGATGATATTTATGGGGATTACCCTTGTTTAGAGGTTATACCGAGTGCGTATGTATTCCCTACTTTTCATGGACCACATGGGCCTGCGCAGAGTAAGCTGCATAGCGTCTTAATTTCTTACCCCAAATACTCTGAGGCGATTAACTTCAAGGAAATCGCGGGTTTAGACAGGGCTAACCGTAAATTTGGCGAACCTGATCAGGCTGTAGAGTATCATGTTGAGCGTTGGTATGACGACCGCGTGATTTATTATCACGACGACGGCAAAGAGGAGATACGACCGAACCCTCTAGGGCGTATACCTTTAGTGCATATCCCTAATTATCCTATTGCTGGAGAATACTATGGGCGCTCAGACCTCGCGTTTATTCTACCTCTCCAGAGAGAGCTTAATGAGAAGGCTACGGATGTATCTGATGTGATTAACTATCACGGGTCACCTGTTACGATTGTTAAGGGAATCAAGGTATCGCATTTGGAGCGTGGCGCTAATCGAACTTGGAGTATTCCTGATCATGCGTCTATTGAGAATCTTGCGCTTAATGGCGAGCTTGACGCATCTATGCAATACTTAGAGCGTGTACGTAAGGCTATGTTTGAGATTGCGGGAATACCTGAACAGGTTTTATCTCCGACGCATCAATATCAAAGTGCAGTGGCGGGTTCACTCGCTTACAATAGCATGATTAATCTACGCAAGAGCAAGATCACATCTTTCCGCAAGGGCATCCGCGAGATTAACAGCTTAATCGTGCGAATGCTTATGATCACTGAGCCTGAGTTTGCTGATAAGGCGCGTCAACACCCATTGAGGCACTTATATAACACTGATGTTGTGTTTGGAGAGCCTTTACCCCGTAATGAGAGTATTGAGCTTGACCGCGCTGAGAGGCGTCTTCGACTTGGGTTAACCTCACGTCGCTATGAGATGGAGAAGATGGGCATATCTCGCGCTGAGATGGAGAAGATTACTCAAGAGGTTCAGGCAGATAGAGAGTCCATGTTAATGTTTGAGGAACACGCGGGCGCGATGCTTTATAGCTCAGCGGGTGGCGGTAATCCTAACCCTACGTCTGCTAACTCTGATATAACGGGCGAGAAGAAATCTGAAAGGTTCCCTGAGAGTAAAGCGGGACAAGAGTTTTAGAAAACTATAGGGGAACTTGTAATGACGCAACCATTACCACGCGCGGCCAAAGGCACAGGATTGATCATAGAGAGTGATCAGCTTTCTTATACATCTGTTCAGGGTCGTTCTGAATATCTCTCTGTAGCTAGGGGTTATTTAGACCTACCAAGAATAGAGAATCCAGAGATTGCTATTAATAAGCAAATGTCGGGCGCGATGCGTAGGCGCATGCGGATGGACGTGCTGTCTCCTATTATCAAGGACTTAGCTGTTTCATCTGCTTATAGATCATTATCGTTTTCGCTTACTGCTGAGATGAACTTATTTCGGGAACAACTCTCGGACGCAATATCTAGGCAACTTCGCAGGGACTATGCTCTTTTAAGGCGTCAAGGCTTTAACATTGATGTGAGCAAGGAGGCTCACGCGCTTAGGCTATCCTCATCATTATCTCGCGTTAAATCAGAGATGGAGTTTGTTGGATCTCGCGCGAGCAATCTATATAACAAGACGTTTACGAACGTGTCTAAGCAGCTTAACTTAGCTGAACCTAACACGGGCGTAATCGCGAGGCATATAACGCCTAATACATATGAACGGGTAAACCACCCATCCCTCTCTAGGGGTCTTGCTTCTTTAGAGAGGACATCACTGCAGAGGGCTCGCATGTCTGCTCAGGCTAATCTTTATGTTGAGGCAGGCGTAGAATTCGTCTATTGGAGGCTATCCTCTTCACACAAGGATTACGGCGGTTCTGAGGTGTGTGAGGTTCTTGCATCATCTACAGGAAACATTGCCTCTAGGACTCGTAATGAGCAAGGCATTTATTCTTTGCGAGAGGCTCCACAGGCTCCGCATCCTAATTGCATGTGTAGCTTGGTCGCTACAAAATAAATTTGATAAGTTATCAGAAATGCTGTATTATATGTATATCCGATAAATATACATAATCTATTTTCTCTGTATTTGTCTGATAACTCGTCTTAATAAGGTCTTATTAACAGCAGACTTTCCGAAAACTATGCTTGAACCTGTCTACAGGTTTATCGAGAAAATCTTTGACTTTGTGAGAGTCAACCATATTATGATGAATAGTCCCATCTTAAACTAAGGAGATTGATTATGTCACGCGGACCATCACTTAACGCACAGAATGCGCCTGCCGTAGCGCCCACAGAGGGCCTTAACACAGAGGTAGGCGGTAATCGCGGAACTGTCGTATCAATGACAGCGCCAAACGTTCCTCGCACCCGTACCCAAGCTCAAGTACCTGGTGGTGCTCAGCTTATCCAAAATGGTGCAGATGGAATGGAGCGCGCAATGCCGCGCGCAAGCCAAATCCGTTAATTATTAATTCGCATCACCACCCTGTAAGGACATAGAATGACTGATACGCTAAAAGATACAGAGCAAACACTGAATGAAGCTGCAGCTGAGCAATCTCCTGTAGATGAAAATGGAACAGATACAATTACCCGCCAAGACTTAATATCTGCTGTAGAAAAAGCGCGACAACAAGAAAAAGATAAGCTGTACTCAAGACTTGAGGATCTCGATTCTTCTAGGGATCAGCTTAACACTAAACTTGAAGAGTCCGCGGATATGCTACGCTCTCTTATGCAAGAGAGAGATGATGCTAAGAAGCAACTAGAAGAAAAAGCGCTCGAAGAATTGTCTGCCGAAGAAAAAGTCGCTATTCGACTTAAGGCACTCGAGGAAAAAGAAGCTTCACTTCAAGCTCAGCTTGAGCAAGTTGCAACCGAGGCGGCTAAGAGGGTTCGCGACTCAGAGCTAAAACTCTATCGCGCTAATAGACTCGCAGAGTCGGGTCTTACACTAACCGAACTCGTCTCAGGCTTATCAGAGCAGGAGATCGACGAGAGTATTGTTAAGGCAAAGGAGCGAGAGGATGTAATCTTCGCTAAGGCACGCGAACGTGTTAAAGCGGAATTCTCTCAGAACTTACCTAAGCCTTCTGTCCCTGCATCAGTTACGCAGGACGCAACAGCACTTAATGTCGTTGATCCTCGCAAAAAGTATGAGCTTGCTAATCTTTCCACTCAAGATTTCAATAAACTCAAGGCAGAGCTTCTCGAAAGAGCTCGCGCCAATTCCTAATAGGAGTACATCATGGCTGTATCTGGCTTTTCAGCATCCGGTGCTAATTATACAACTTCCGCTATCCAAACAACTGCGAACGAGATTCACCCGTTCTTAGACGTATACTCACTACAGGCTTTGCATGAAGCACGTGGTGTAATGATGTACGAGAACTTCGCTACACGTCGTCTCGACCTCAGCGCTGGACCCGGACAAACGATTAAATTCATCACTTATGCCGACATTGAGCGTCAAGGTGAACTTACAGAAGGCACAAGCCTCGCGACTAAGAGTATTTCATCAAGCATGAAATCAATTAGCGTGACTGAATGGGGTAACGCAATCGCCATCTCTGAGAAGGCGCTTCAGCTTTCTTTTGATGAGCTCATGACTGAGAGCGCAATCCTCTTAGGTCGTGACTATGCAGTCACTCGCGATCTTGAGCTTCGCGACAAACTCGTAACAGGGTTCACTAACGTCATTTATGGCGGTGATGCTACCACTCAGGCTACTGTTGATAATACTGACACCTTTGGCGTTGAAGAGGTCATGAACGGTGTTCTTGAACTTCAAAGCAAGAACGTACCTAAGTTCAATAACGACTACTACGTCTGCTTTGTTCACCCACGCCAAGCATCATTCTTGCGGAGGGATAGCCAATGGCAGAACGCTAACCATTATAAGAATGATGCTCGCGCGCTGTTTAAGGGTGAGATCGGACGCTTTGAGGACGTAATCTTCATCTCTACTACTCATCAGGGTAATGGAGCTGCGGCATCACTCCCTGACGATACCGTAGCGAACGCGGACGCAATCATAGCGGCTAAGGTTCTTCAGCAATCAGCTCCCGGATATGAGCTTATTCTTGATGGATCAGCTGTTAACGGTGTTGGCGCAGGCGTTGCAGGCGGTGGAGCTGCAGGCATCAACCTTTTCCGCGCTACCATGTTTGGTGATCAGGCTTATGCACTTGCAGACGCACTTCCCGCTGAGATGCGCGACAATGGCGTAGAAGACTTTGGACGTAAGCACTCTCTCGCTTGGTACGCTATTTACGGCTGTGGAGTTTTGAACTCTGATCACGGCGTACACATCATTACTGCATAAGTTAGGACATAATCATGACCGAAGAAAATAAAGCTCAGCGTCGTAG